AAGAGGACAGTATGCTCCTGTTATTGGCATCTTCTTACGTCAAAAAGCAGCAGGTGAGAAGTTAACTATCGTGGGTGATGGTGAGCAACGTAGAGACTTTACACATGTATCTGATGTAGTCCATGCAAATTATCTTGCGGCGATTACTGATATTAAAGATGAGGATTATGGAGAAGTTTACAATGTAGGTAATGGTAAAAATTATTCTGTTAATCAAGTTGCAAGAATGGTTACTTGTCTAGATAGTAGACTATCATATATACCAGAAAGACCTGGTGAAGCAAGAGAGACTCTTGCACAGAATACTCTTCTGAGACTTATCTTCGGGTGGAGACCAACTGTAGAACTGGAGGATTGGATCAGTGGACAAGGATGATTCCAATTGGCGAGAGGAGATGAAGGCATACACCAATAGCAAGTATGAGTTAGATCTGCTTGAGAATGGTCCTCATAGTCTTGCTCAATCTTGGATGATGGGTGCATTGCACAACAAATGGAAGAAGATCTATGGTATAGTAGATCCTGAACCTCCTGATTGTTCATCCAATCTCAAGGACTCACTTAAAAAGTTCGATGAAACTACCTAACTGGCAACACAATTCGGGCAAAGAACCGAAGCGAACACTTAAACCTCAAGCATTACGCAGTGCAAGAGAACGACGTAGAAAGTTAAAAAAGCGTCTACTTAACCCCTCTTCCCCACGGAAGGGGTTTTATAATGGGTACATACAAGAGGAAAAAAATGAACAAAACAGTCAATCTAGAGATCAAAGGTCAACTAGCAAAGTTACTTGCTACTGAAGATCTTATCATAGAGAACAAGCAAGTAGAGACTGCAATGTTCAATGTTGAGACTCGTGTCTTGACTCTACCAATGTGGGATGCAGAAGAGAGTGTATATGATATGTTAGTTGCTCATGAAGTAGGACATGCATTATTCACACCTAATAGAGATCCATCCAAAAAATTCCCTCAGGCATTTATCAATGTTACAGAAGATGCTCGTATTGAGAAGTTAATGAAGCGTAAGTACGAAGGTCTTCCTAAGACATTCTATGGTGGTTATAATCAATTATATAAAGATGACTTCTTTGATCTTAAAGGTGTTAATATTGATGAGATGAATATTGCAGATAGAATCAACATTCATTTTAAGATTGGTCCTTTTATGGGAATCAAGTTTAATGAAGAGGAGCAAAAGATTGTTGATTTAACTGCTGATGCTGAGACTTTTGAAGATGCAGAATATGCAGCAGAGATGATGTATAACTACTGCAAGGCAGAATTTGAGAAGCAAAAAGAAGAAGAGGCAAAGGAAGAGGAAGAGTTTGAAGAGTTCATGAAGATGGCAGGTAATAATGGTGATGGTGACGATCTGAATGAGGATGTATTTGAATCATATAATGAGTCTAATATGGAAGAAGATGAAGAAGATGGTGAACCTACAAAAGATGGTCGTCCTGATTTAGGTGAAGATGATATTCCTTACGATGAGATTGGTCAGGATGTTGCAGGTAATGAAGCAAGTGGTCCTCCTGAAGGTGAACCAGATGAACCACAAGTTAGAACTGATAGAGCACTAGCAAAAGCAATTAAAGATTTAGTTAATGATGAAGCACAACCAAATGAATATGTTGAATTTCCTAAACTAAATTTAAATACTGTTATCAATTCAAATGCTGCTGTTCATGGATACATAGAAGACTTCTGGAATCAATATGAATCAGACAAGAAAGAATATCAGGAAGACCTTCAATATTTGAGAAGGGATGATGCTGAAGTACTAAGTGAATATAATAAGTTCAAGAAGTCTGCACAAAAAGAAGTCAACTATCTTGTTAAAGAATTTGAGTGTAAGAAGGCAGCAGACTCATATGCTCGTGCTACAACATCTAAAACTGGTGTTCTAGACTGCACTAAACTTCATACTTACAAGTACAATGAAGATCTATTCAAAAAGGTAACAACTCTTGCTGATGGTAAGAATCATGGTCTAGTATTCATTCTTGATTGGTCTGGTTCAATGTCAACTTGCTTAATGGATACTATTAAGCAGTTATATAATCTTGTATGGTTTTGTAGAAAGGTTGGTATTCCTTTTAAGGTCTATGCATTTACATATGAGTTCCATCAAAATGCTAATGGAATGTATGACGCTCTTCCACACTATGCTCCAAAGGATGGATTGCTTGCTATAGATGATAGATTCTCTTTAATGGAATTCTTTACTAGTGATTCAAACAGTAAAGAGTCTGAGAAGCAAATGATGAATATCTGGAAGATCGCATATGGAACTAGGAACTATTGCTCATATCCTACTCCACCAAGATTGAATCTATCTGGCACACCTTTAAATGAGACTATTGTTGCTTTAAATCAGATTCTTCCAAAGTTTAAAAAGGAGACTGGTGTTCAAAAAGTTCAATGTGTTATCCTTACTGATGGTGAAGCAAATCATCTACCTAAGCATAAAACAGTTGAACGTCATTGGGAACCAAAACCATATTTGGGTCAAACATCTATCCATGCAATGCGTGATCATTTACGTAACCGTAAGAATGGTAGAACATATAGGGTTAAGCATGCATGGAATGATTTTACAGGTACTCTTATTACCTATGTAAAAGATGAGAATCCTGGTATCAACTTTATTGGTATTAGACTTCTTGCTCCTCGTGATGCTGGATACTTTATTGATCGTTACTGTGGATGGAATAGTCCAGAAGCACTTAGTTCAAGAGCACAATGGAAGAAGACTAAGAGCTTCTCTATGGAACTTGATGGATACAATAAGTACTTTGGTTTGTCTTCTGCTACTCTCGCTCAAGATGATGAGTTTGAGGTTGGAGAATTTGCAACTAAGGCAGAGATCAAGAGGGCATTTACTAAGTCACTTAAGACTAAGAAACTAAACAAAAAAGTCTTAGGAGAGTTTGTAGACCTGATTGCATAAAACCAGTTAAAAAACTGTCCACTTATTATATACTTCCATATTGTAAGAGTATATAATATATACATACAACACAAATACATCATTATGCCTTTTGAAATTAAAATGACCGAAGACCAAATCAAAAATGGTTTAAAGAAGACATACGGCAATCAATTTACTGCTGCTGATATTCGTGCCTTCTGTGCCATGAATGATATTGGTTATCAAACAGTCACTAAGAAACTACTTAAGCATAAAGTAGAGAAGGGTAAGTGGAATTTGGAAGTAACTACAAAAGCAGTTGAGAAGATTGAGCGTTCATTCAAAGCACCTGCTGCTCCATCTGCTCCATCAGCAATTCCTTCTGTAGTTCAAAATCTTATCCCAGATAAAGATCCAACTTTTGTTAAGTTTGGAAACTTTAATGACGTTAAGAAAATTATTCAATCCAAGTTGTTTTATCCAACATTTATTACTGGTCTATCTGGTAATGGTAAAACATTTAGCGTCGAACAGGCGTGTGCTCAATTAGGAAGGGAGTTAATTCGTGTCAACATCACAGTCGAAACGGACGAAGATGATCTCATTGGCGGTTTCCGTCTTATTGATGGTTGCACTGTTTGGCACAACGGTCCTGTTGTCGAAGCATTACAAAGAGGGGCAATCTTGCTTCTGGACGAAGTTGATCTTGCCTCTAACAAAATCTTGTGCCTCCAGTCAATCTTAGAAGGTAAAGGAGTATTCCTTAAAAAGATTGGTAAGTTTGTAAAACCTGCTAAAGGATTCAACATTCTTGCTACTGCTAATACAAAGGGTAAGGGATCTGATGATGGTAGATTTATAGGAACTAATGTTCTTAATGAAGCATTCCTAGAAAGATTCTGTGTTACCTTTGAACAACAGTATCCTTCACCTACAACTGAATTTAAGATTCTTGTAGCAAAGGCAATAGAAGTTGGTCTTGCTAATGGTGATGCTGAAGTTAATCAACACTCTGACTTCTGTCAGCGTCTTGTAGACTGGGCAGACATTATCCGTAAGACATTCTATGATGGTGGTATTGATGAAGTTATTAGTACTCGTCGTTTGACACACATCATCCGTGCATATAGCATCTTCAATAACAAGGAGAAGGCAGTTAATATGTGCCTCAATAGATTTGATGATGAGACTAAGCAGTCCTTCTTAGAACTCTATGACAAGGTTGATCCTAATTTTGCACCAGCAGAAGATGGACAAGAAGAAGAATCCTTGGTATAATATTAGGAGAAAAGAATGTCTACTATGAGTGACGAGAATAGAGTAACACCTCAGGAGTCTGATGAGTATGATCCTCCAAAGTCAAAAGATGATGATAGGATCACCTCATTAGAAAGTGAGGACTATGACCTAATTAATCCTGAACCAAAGCATTCTCAGTATTACTATGATTGGGATAGAAATGGATTAACTGAAAATCCATTTGAAAAAACCATAGAAACTAATCCTTATGCTAGTGCATTTGATTTTCAAATAGACAACATGGTTGGTGCAGCAGAATCTCTCAACATTGACACTAGTGGTTATGATACTGTAACCTTTAATACTGAGGATACTGTAACTTTTGCTGATGCTCATGATCCAAAACCTCAACCAGATTTAAACTATAAATCTCACAAGTATCAAGAAGATAAAGGTATTGAAGACTTAAAAACTTATGTCTCTTCTACCTATCAAGGACACTACACTAATAAGAATTCAGATACTCAAACTCTTGATCTTATTCACTCTGTAGGTGATGCAGAATCATTCTGTCGATCTAATGCACTTAAGTATTTGAGTCGCTATGATAAGAAGGGAACTGCAAAACAAGATATACTAAAAGCAATGCATTATTGCTTACTCCTCTATTACTTCAGTGGCAACACTAAAGAAACTGATTATACTAACACTCGTTATGAAACTTTCTGATAAAACTGTTAATCTACTTAAGAACTTCAGTAACATCAATCAATCTATTCTTTTTAAAGAGGGTAGTAAACTTCGTACAATCTCTGTAATGAAGAATATTCTTGCAGAAGCAGAAGTCAATGAATCATTCCCAAAAGATTTTGGAATATATGATTTGAATCAATTCCTTAATGGTATGGGTCTACATCAGAATCCTGATTTGGATTTTGACAATGAAGGTCATGTAGTTATTAAAGAAGGTAGGATGAGATCCAAATACTTCTTTGCTGATCCTAGCGTAATAGTTACACCACCAGATAAGAATTTAGATCTTCCTAGTGAGGATGTATCATTTGTATTGAATACACAACAGTTAGATCGTTTGCTTAAGGCAGCAGCAATTTATCAGTTACCAGACTTAGCAGTCGTTGGTGAGAATGGTGTAGTAAGGATTGTTGTTAGAGATAAGAAGAATGATACTTCTAATGACTTTGCTATTACAGTTGGTGAGACAAATGATGTATTCAACTTTAATTTTAAAGTAGAAAATATTAAAATTATACCTGGTACTTATGAGGTTGTTGTATCTCAGAAACTATTGTCTAGGTTTAAATGTAAAGATTATGATCTTACATACTTTATTGCATTAGAACCTGATTCAACTTTTGGTTAATGAGAAATTCTATCCTCTATGGTGATTGTAGAGAGACGTTAAAACAGTTTGCTTCATATACAGATAAGGCGAGGATGTGTGTAACGTCACCGCCTTATTATGGTCTTAGGGACTATGGTGGTGAAGAGAACCAGATAGGTCAGGAACAGTCACCAGAAGACTTCATAAAAAATTTAGTTGAAGTATTTGGATTGGTAAGAGATTGCCTAACAGATGATGGAACATTATGGGTTAACATAGGTGATAGTTATTATAACTATAGACCTGGTAAAGGTCAGGCATATCCTAAACAATCAGTAAGCAAGACTAAACAAGACCTACCAGATAAGTGCAATAAAAGAGGTAATAAATTAGAAGGATTAAAAGAGAAAGATTTAATTGGAATACCTTGGATGTTAGCATTTGCATTAAGAGCAGATGGATGGTATTTAAGGCAAGATATTATATGGCATAAACCTAA